ATGTTTGTCTTTTTTATATGTAAGAAGGTGAAGAAAATAAATATTAAAATAGATAAAAATGTATTTAATGAAGTATATCTTCCTTATATGTTCGATTATAAAACTCATAAAACGATTGTTATGATGGGTGGTGCTGGAAGTGGTAAATCACACGCTTTGGCACAACTAATGGTAATAAAAGCACTTTCCAGCAAACGTAAGATATTAATATTAAGAAAAATATCAGCAACATTAAAGGATTCTGTTTGGCAATTAATATTAGATACATTATCATTTTTCCAACTTTATGATGGTTGCACGATTAATAAAAGTGAGATGAAAATAATTCTACCTAATCAATCAATATTATTATTTAAAGGTGTTGATGATGCAGGGGAACGTTTGAAGTCAATAACAGGTTTAACAGATGTATGGATAGAAGAGGCAACAGAAATATCATTAGATGAATTTACACAAATTAAATTAAGAATAAGGGCGAAAACACCTAATAATCAGATATTTTTATCTTACAATCCAATTGACCGTAACAACTGGGTTTTCAATGCTTTTCATAATGAGGAAACAAGAGATAATTCTGTTCATGTACTAAAAACAACGTATAAAGACAACAAATTTTTACCTGATGATTACATAGCTGAATTAGAAAAGATGAAAGAAACCAATCCATATTATTATCAAGTTTATGCTTTAGGCGAATTTGGGACAACATCCCTTACAGTCTACAATAATTGGAAAGTTGAAAAATTAAATATTCAAGAATTGTTAAAGCAGAATTTACAATTATGTTGTGGAATTGATACAGGGTTTACTCACCCTTATGCAATAACAATATCTTTGGTAGATAAAGCTAACAAGATAATTTATGTCATAGATGAAATGAGTAAACGAGGAATTACTAATGCAGATGCCTATAATTGGATTTGTGATAATGGGTATGGTGCAAATCAATTTATAGCTGATTCAGCATCTCCACGTGATATTGAAGAATTAAGACGTATGGGATTAAGGATTAAAGGTGCAAAAAAAGGACACAACTCTGTAAGAAATGGAATCCAGCGTATACTCAATTATAGGGTAGTAATATCAGAAACCTGTACCAACTTTATTGATGAAATTATGGGATATGCTTGGAAAAAAGATAAAAATTCTAACTATACGGATGAAGTTAATGCAGTCAATGATGATAATTTAGATGCTTGGCGTTATTCGTTGGAAGGTGTTCTTGATAGGAGAAAACCTAAGATACTTACAGTTAAATTATAAAAATAAATAAAGGATGTGATTAAAATATTTTATATAAATCCAGAAACTGAACTTACAACAGAACATATCAAAAAATATATTGAAATATTTAAAACTCAATATCTACCAAAGTTAAAAACTAATAAGGCTTATTATGATGCTAAAAATCCACCAATAATGAATAGAGTTATGGCAGACCCAGACAAGCCAAACAACAAGATAGCCACAGCTTATAGTAGATATATTACAACTTTGATTAATGGATATTTTTTAGGTGGAAAAGCTATTAATTATACTATACCAGATGAACAGTTAGAAAGCATTATAAACGCAAATAAGGAAGCTGAACAATCCCACAATATTGACATTGGTAAAGATTGTAGTATATATGGTGTTTCTTATGAACTATTATACCTAAATAAAAATAAGCAATTAAAAATGACAAAATTAAATCCAGAACAGGTAATACCTATATATGATAATTCCATTGATGGTGAATTATTATATGCAATACGTTTTTGGGATGAAACTGACGTATTAGATAATAAAACTACCACTAATATTGAGTTATACACAGATAAAGATATAAAAATATTTAAGATGGATAATAAATCAATTAGCTTGGTGGAAGTTAAAAACCATTATTTTAAAACTTGTCCTATAAATGTATTTAAAAATAATATTTCCTTATCTGGTGATTCAGAGTGTGTATTTAAGTTAATTGATGGTTTAGATGTCGCTTTGAGTGATACTGCAAATTTTAGACAAGAGTTAAACGATAGCTATTTGTGCATTTACAATGCAAATTTAAGTGATGAAGAATTATTAAAAATGAAATCCAATAGAATATTTTCCGTTGATAGTGACGAAAGTAATTCAGCAAAAATTGAATGGCTTAATAAGGATTCAAACGACACAGAGAACGAAAATTATAAAGACCGTTTGGAAAATATGATTAAAAAGTTTTCTTTTGTGCAAGACCTTGAAACTATTGCAACAAGTCATGTAAGTGCTGAATCAATTAAAAATGGTAGTTATGGCATCGAAGGCATCGTAAGTGATAAGGAAAGTCAATTCAAGCAATCATTATTTAGAAGATTACAATTAATTTGTAATATTTACAACTTGTTTGGTAATAATTTTTCAACTGATGGAATAAAAATTCAATTCTTTAGAAATATCGCCAAAAATTTAAGTGTAATATCAGATAATGTTAGTAAGTTAGCTTCGACTGTATCAAGAAAATCACTTTTACAGCAGATACCTTTTATTACTGATATAAATGCTGAATTAAAGCAGATTGAGGAAGAACAGAAACAGAATTACCACAATGAAAATATACAAGATAATTAATACCTTATTGGTGTTTTTTATTGTCTTTTTTAAGTACAAGACATTAAAGAAGTGCTTATTCCACTTACGAGGGGAACAAAATTAATAATAAGAAAGGTGTATCAACTTACGAGGTGATACAGGGTGAATGTAATGGAAGATAATAAAAACGTTGACGTTAACAATAAAGATAATAAAGACAACAAGGACAATGACACAATAACAATAACACAAGAGGAACTGGATAGAAAAATCCAACAGGCTATTTATAAAAATAGTCAAAATGAAAAAAAGAAGTATGAAAAAGAACTAGAAAAACAAAAGTCATTAATTGGATTAGATGAACAGGAACGCTTAAAGGCAGAAAAAGCTGATTTAGAAAGCCAACTTGCAGAATATAAACTAACAAATATTAAACTTGACACTGTTAAAGTATTGGAAAAACGTGGTTTATCTGCTGATTTAGTTGATTTTGTGGTTTTGTCTACAGATATTGATGAGGTACAAGCAAATATTGATAAGTTGGATAAGGCTTTTAAGAAGTGCGTAGCTGATGAGGTAGCTAAAAAGGTTAATCCAACAGGTACAAAGAATAGCAATAATTCCAATAATAATGGAATCACAAAAGAACAATTCAAAAAAATGTCTATTGCTGAACAAACTGAATTATTCAACAATAACAAAGATTTATATATGCAATTAATAAAATAAAAATAATAAAATAAAAAGGATGGTAATACAAATGGCAAATACAGTTTATAACAATATAGTTTTAGAAAACAAAGTTAAGGATTTCTTAGATACAAAATTAGATATGTCACAGTTTTATACTCATGACAATAGTTTAACAGAAAATGCAGGTATGAAAAAAGTAATTAACGTATATGATGCAACAGATGGTGCTGTTCAAGACTTAGTACAGGGTGAAGGAAATACTACACAAGTAGAAGTTAGCTTTACACCACAAGAATATACAGTTTCTACTGTACAAGGTAGATTACCTTTATTTGATGAAGAAATTATGAAAGACCCTATGTCATTAGATACAGGTTTAGCAAAATTATCTGCTGATATGGTTAACAATGTTAATGGTAAATTCATAGCTGAATTAGGTAAAGCAACTTTAACAGCTACATATCCATCTGCTGGAATAGACTTCAATTCGATAGTAGATGCACTTGCCTTAGTTGGTGAAGATGATACTAATTATAATTTATTAATTAATCCAGCACAACGTGCAAGTTTAAGAAAGAATTTAAAAGATACTTTACAATATGTAGAGGATTTTGCAAGGGTTGGTTATATTGGTTCTGTTTCAGGTGTTAATGTTTATACTTCTGATTCTGTACCAGCAGATACAGCATTTTTATTTAATGTTGAAGCAGTTACAGTTTTCACTAAAAAAGATGTTGAAGTTGAAATTGAACGTGATGCTAATACAAGAAAGAATACATTCTATTCAAGACTTGTTAATTTAGTAGCTTTAACAGATTCTGGAAAAGTAGTTAAATTGACAAAAGCAATATAACTTTTAGGGGTGGGGAAACCTACCCTTTATTTTTTAATCAATTAAGAGAGGTGAATTAAATGACACCAACAGAAAATATACAAACATTAACAGGATTTGCAGATACAGCTAAGATTGATGTATTAATTTTGTTGACTAAAAAAGAAATTGAAACATATACCAAAAGAATATATGATACTTTAACAATGGATAGTTTATTGGTTGAGATGGTAATATATAAAGTTCAAAAATTAGGCAATGAAGCAACTAAAAGTTTAATATATAATGATACTACTCAATCATTTTTGACTGACTACCCTGCTTACATAATTCGTCAATTGGATGAACTCAAAAAAAGGATTAGATTACTATGATAGCACAACAAATTTTAGAAAATAAACTAATTAACCAATATAACAGAATGTACGATATATTCTCACAAAATAACACCTTAAAATTGAATTTAAGCACCGATAATGTTATTCAAGGGTTAATACAAGACGTAAAGTCAAACAATGCAAATAGCACTTATAAAAAGGAAATTATCACACCTTATGGCACTGGTTTAAAGACTGGGGATTATATCACTCATGTTGTTAATGGTAAAAGTATTAATTATATAGTAGAAAGTCAAATAGATAGGGAAATAGGATGTGATAAGGCTTATTTATTGGAATGTCCTTATAATGTTAAAATATTTGACTGGAATTATACAGATATACGAGAATATCCAATAGCATTAAAAAACAATAATGGAAAATTAGGAATTACTGAAGGTGCAATAGCAATTACAGCTAATTCAAGTTTTGATATAATTTTAAAGTATGATATTCATACAAGAAGTTTTGTAACAAGTGAAAATGTAATTAACGGTGTTGAACATGCTAAAATAACAAGGATACTTTTAGATGGTATGGCTTTTAGGGTTACAGGTGTAAACCACTTGATAAACAAGGGGTTATTGGTTTTATCCGTTGAAAATGATTTGATAGACACTTCTTACGACAACCTTGATTTACAAGTAGCTGATTATCATAGATATTATCGTGAACCTATTGATTATGATGGTTTAATTGATGCTGAAATATTGAAATATGAACAAAATGCCACGATAACAAAAGATATTTTAGCTAATGCAGATGTAAGTAATATAATTAAAAAGCTAAAGACAGGACAAACAGCTAATGAAAGTGTAAGTGTTGTAGTATCAGAAGTTGATGCTGATAATTTACTTACTTTAACAGATGGTGTTGTAAAACTTACAAGTCAATTACCTTATGAAAGTGTAGATAATACTACTACAGCAACATTAACGTTTTCTGCTGGTGGAATATCTAAAACATTATTAGTAAATGTAAATATTGAAAAACAAGACAAAATAATTACTGATGAAGATATAGTAATTGCAGAAATGCCTAAATATGAAACTACTGTTTTAATTACAAAAGATGTAACTACTGGAACTGATGTAACTTCAACAGTATTAAAATTAAAAACGGGACAAACAGCTAATCCAGAAGTTGATACTTATATATCTTTTGTGGACACAGATGGTTTATTAACTTTAACTGATAGAGTGGTAACACTAACTGATGTAATTCCATCTGGTGATGGTGTTGATAATGAAACAGTTGCTAATATTACTTTCACAAAGGGTGAAGCATTAAGAAGTATATCAGTATTTGTTACCATTGAAAAACAGGATGATGTTGCCCCACCAGACTTAGTTATAACAGAGGATAATGGATATGAGGATTTACCAATAGGGGAAACTAACACGTATACAATTAACACGACTGATTATGTTACTTGGAGTGTAACCAATGTAAGTGGTGCTTTAACATTGAATACAACTGCTGGAAGTAATAAATGTTCTGTTAGTTGTAAAAATTCTACAAGCCATATTGGCAAGCAAGAAACGTTGACAGCTACAGTAAATGGCTTTGAATACACTTATATTATTTATATTGTTGGATTGATATAA